CTTTGCGCCTTCTGATCGTAATCCGCCATATGCTGGTAGCCGCGCTGTAGTTGCTGCCGCAGCAAGGCCTCGATCGCAGGCTTTTCCATCGTGATCTCGCCGGCTTGCGCCTTGCCCATCGCAGTCTCGTAGCCGCTCACCGGCTTGAGGTCCTTGACCAACTCGCCCACGGTCGAAAGCAGCTTCGCCTTGAGCAACTCGGTCGAGCCGGCTCGCTCGGCCAGTTGCTTGTTCTGTGTCGCCCAGGCTCCCCACTTGGCCAGATCGAGCCGGGTATTCGCTCCCGCCCCGATGAAAACGCCCTTGTTCATGGCGTCGAGCGCCATGGTGAAGTCCTGCATGCGCTCGGCGGTCTTGCGCACCGATGTCTGTTCGTCGCTCATCGCCTTGCGCACCTCGGGCGCCGGAGCGCCGGCTCGGAGCTGGATCTGATTGTCGACGATGGCTTGGTTCTTTTCCGCGATCTTCACCGGATCGGTCTTGGACAAGTGCTCGTCATAGAGGCGCTTGTTTTCCTCGTCGATCAGGCGGTCCCGGCGCGTGATCTTTTCCTTGGCGAGCCCAGTCTGCTCGACATGCAAGCGATCGTTCTCCTCCTTGATCCTGGCAGCAGCATTGACCGCCTGCGTGCGCAGACCTTCGCCGGTGTAAGGGTTTGTTGAAATCGCTATCGCCCGATTGTATTTTTCCCGCAACTCCGGATTGACCCACGGCGACGGCAATGTCTGGGGCGGCCCAAACCTTTTCGTGGCCTGCGCCTCGGACATTGGCGTGAACTGTGATGTGTCTGGGAGCGCGCCGCCTGGCGTAACCGGAACGCCGGGAGATCCAGGCCTTGCAGGTTGGACGGTCGGCTGGCCAGGAACACCGCCGCCAGGGCCAGTCGGAAGCACTGGGGCTGGAGCTGCCCCACCAGCAGGACCTCCACCGAAGCCACCGACCTGCGCCACCATTTGCGGCGGGACGCCGCCGCCAGGAGGTGCTGGGCCTGCTGCGTCTGGATTGAAGGCCTGGTTCTCTCCGGCAATCTGCTGCGCCATCCCGGCGCGCGCGGCGTCGACGGCAGGATCAAGGCTTGCCCCTCCAAGAGGCATCCTTTGCCCCGGACCGGGGAGAGGCATCCTTTGCCCAGGCGGTGGGGCAGGAAGCGGCATGCGCCCCTCTGGCGAACCTCCCGGAAGCGGCATACGCCCCTCTGGTGGCGGAGCAGGAAGCGGCATGCGCCCATCCTGCGGAACCCCTCCGCCTGCTACGGGTTGCGGTCCCGGTGTACCGCCCGGGATCTGACCCGCCATTCCAGGTGGCGGAACCGAAGGGGCTGGAGGTGCTTGGTCCGGACGCTCCGCCATCGAGGCTCCGGGTCCGGCGGGAGACGGCCCGCCGTATGTGAGGCCGGGCTGGCCGGCGTCGGACATGGTGCCGCCAAGCGATGCCATCTGAATTCCGGCCGGTCCTGCCGGCTGCGATCCCTGCGCGCCGCCCATCAGGGCTTCCGCCATCTGCGCGCGCGAAAGGTTCGTCTCAGGATCAAGTTCTGCACGCGGGGAAGTACCTGCTCGCGGATCCTCTGCTCCGGAAGGTGGCGTCTTGACCACAGGCGGGGAAGCTTCGAATACGTCTGCGTTCTTTTTTGCCGTCGCAGCGTCACGCGCTATCATCTGGCGTTCCGACTGCGAGAGCTTGTAGTCGCGAATGCCTTCGCCGATGCTCTCGCCAACCGAGAAGATCCCCTTGCCGATCGTGTTGGGATAGTCGCGCGACTTGGCCGCCAGCGCAGCCGCAATGGCTCGGCGCGCCTTCAGTTGCTCCAGGGTCAACCCCGGCCCGCCAGGGTCGGCGGAAAAGAACGACGCAATCAACGGGTTCTCGGTGAGAGGATCCGGCATGGCTCATGCACTCCCGAAGATCGAACCCAGCTTGTCACGATCGATGTGCTTGAGACCGCCGATCGTCTTCACGGCGCGCGGTTCAAGCCGCTCGACGTCCTGCGCCATCGGTCCGACATGGCGCTTCCCGTCGTCGAATTCGTCCTTGTAGTCGTATGCGTAGATCGGCAGCGCGCCCTTGGTCGACAGGATCGAGCCCATCGGAGCAATGTTTTCCTTGGCGCGCACGTCCGACAACATCGCCGCCGATCCGATCTTGCCACCCGCGCCAAGAAGGCCGCCCATGATGTCGTTGAAGCCGGTCGATTGCGTTTTGTAGATATCGTTCTGTTGCGCAAAGTTCTGGTTGATCAAGCCAGCCACGTCCGTGGTCGGGATCGAAGTGCGCTGCGCATTGATGAAGTTCGGCGCCTGCACCTGCGAGCCAGACATCAGCGCTGCAATCTCGTTGAGTGGCTGATTGCGCTGCTGATACTGCTCCTGCAGGGCCTGATTGCGCTGTTGGTTCGCCGCATTGAACTTCGTAGATTGCAAACCGAGCATCTGATTTTGCGCGGCGTTGTAGAATTGTCCGCGCGCTGCAGCTTGATCAAACTGACCTTGCGCCGCGGTATTGAAAAAGCCGGCGCGCGCCGCGTTCTGCGCCTCGGCCTGCTGCTGGGCCTGGTTCTGAAAGCCGGCCAGGCCGAGCGACTGCTGATAGCCTTGCTGTTGCGCAGCATTATGAAAGGCAGCCTGCTGCGCCGACATTTGATCCATGCGCTGCTGCTCTTGCCCGCCCGCCGCAACGATGCCAAGGCGCGTGTCGGTGACTTGCCGATTGAACGGATCGTAGGCCCCCTGATAGGCCTGGCTGCCGTAGCGGATGCCCTGGTCGGCGAGCTGCTGGCGCAGCCTATCTTCCTGCTGTTGCAGCTGCGGATTGACCCGCTCGAACATGGACTGCTCGATGCGTTGCCGATCCGCAGAGTAGTTGTCGGTAGGACCGTATTGCTGCTGGATCTGGCCGGCCGAGTTAGGATCAAAGCCGCGCGTGATGTCGCCACCGGACGCGTAGCTGCTTTGCAGCCCGGGTGTGTCGCCGATCTGCGACTGCGGTGCGCCAACCTGATTGAACAGGTTGATGTCGCCCATGGCGGGCGCGCTGCTCGTGTCCAGCGGGTGTGACAACAAGTCTCCGATTGCGGCGGACTGCTGGTTGGCAATGCCAGCCATGTTCATCTTGGCGGCGTCGGTCTGCGCCTGAATTTGCGCGTACTGCGGCGACAGTGTCTGTGTCGCAGTCCATCTCGGGATATTGTAGGACTGACCGGTTACCGGATCGGTATAACCATAATTGCCGGTCACATCGAAATTCAACGAACCTTGCGCCGTGTTCTGGTTGGTGTTGCCCAGGTACGAATTCGCAATCGCAGTCGACACGTTGGTGCCGGTCTGCGCCGCGGCAGTCGCCATTGGGTTAGGCGGAGTTGGAGCTTGCGGACTATCGAACAGGCCCATCAGGCGGCCTCCTCTAGTTCAACGATACGACGATTAAACCGGCTCTCGTGCCAGTCCTCTGCCGTCAGGGTCGCGATGACGCCATCCTTGCCGCGGCCATAGAGCCGCGCGATCTTCACGAAGGCAAAACCGATGACGGCAAGCTGTCGCTGCAGCCGAAAGTCGCTTTCCGCGACCTGCATGACCACCATTTGGCAGCCGCATTCGACGAACGGGTAGTCGAAAATCCGCTTCAGCACGGGACGCGTCAACCAGCGAGCCGAAGCGGACGCGCCCGACATGACGATCGTACCAGCCTCCGGGCTCCAGTGGTGATAAACGACGCCACCGATGAGCTCGTCGTCCTTGACGACGCCGATCGCCTTGCCGCCAGCCACCACGCCACGCGGCATGCCGGTCAGCCTGGCGACAAAGTCACCGACTTCCTCGTCCTTGCCATAGACGAACCGGATCATCCGACACCACCGCTGCCGCCAGAATTATCGCCGCTGCTGCTGCTGCCATCGCTGCTGCTTCCGCTGGAACCGCCGCCGCCACTAGTGTCGCCGCCGCCGCCACTGGTGTCACCGCCGCCGAAGCCCCCGACAGCGCCGCCGGCACCCATGCCGCCAGTGCCGGGGCTGGCTGCGCCAAAGTCGCCATAGCCACCGCCACCAGGAGAAAAGCCCTGCGCGCCGCCGGTATTGCTCATCGAAGCGCTGCCCTCGAAACCGCCCGTGGCGGCGCCACCACCGAAGGCGCCAAAGCCGCCAGGGCCAGAGAACCCAGCTGCGGAAAAGTCGCTGCTGGGTGTGTTGGTGCCCGTCTGGTCCGGCTCGTTCACTGCAGTTTGGGTGTAACCATTGGGCGTCACCGTACCAACGAAAGTCGGAGTTGAACTTGGTTGCGCAAGAGCGGCCCGATCCATTTCATTGAGGTCAGTCTCGTCTTTTGGTGTTGCTGCCGGGAAGCCGGCTACTGGAGCCCTGTCAGGCGTGCCAAAGGTCCTGTCAAAATCCGGAGTAGCGGGTGGCGCAGTGGCTGGAAGATCAGCAAAGCGATCGGCAACCGTAGCCGCGAATGTTGCGGTTGGGTCGTAGCCCCCCTTGCCGCCAAATCCCGGCAAGCCCGCCGTCATGGTCGCGCCGCTATTCCAACCATTCGGATTACTCTCCGTTGGGCTGGGAGTTACTGCGCCAGGGGCATTGGTGTTGAAGCCGCCCGGTGCGTCCGGAACGCCGCCCGATCCCAACGTAATGCCACCGACATGTCCGGCACCGGCATTGAAATCAGCCGCTGCAGGATCGTAGTCTCCCGCGACAAACGGCGTGCCCTGCGGCCCACCCAGCCCCTGCCCGCCCAGCGCACCAATAACCTGCCCGTCCAACCCTAGCGCGCCTGGCCCGCGCTGAAAATCCGCAGCACTCATCTGCGGTCCTGTAGATTGTCCACCAATCGGCCCGCGCTGGAACTCCATCTGCTGCCGCGCGAGTACCGCCGCGAGGTCATCACGCGAAACCGGGGCGGAGGGAGAAACCTCGGGATAAAGCATCAGGATGACCCCAGACCCGTGCCAGTGTTCATGTCGATCTTCTGCTGCTGCATCTGCTGCATGATCTGGTTCGCCAGATCGTCACGGGTCGGCATTTGCCCCCCAATCGGCCCGCGCTGGAAATCCGCTTGCTGTTGTTGCGGCTGTACAGCAGGCGTGACAGCGCCGGGTGCAGGGCCGCCCTGAGGCTGGACCGTCACGTTGGGGCCGGGCGTATAGACTTGGTTTTGCGCGGCTGCCTGCAGCAAGGCCGGATCGACTGACGTCATCTGCGGAAAGCCGGCGCTCACGCCGGTCTGGGGCGTCGGCACCTGATATCGCTCGATCTGGGACCTTGGCCACGTTCCGGCGCGCGGGGCTTGCCAGTCCACCACGTCCTGGGCCGACTGCGCGTCGCCCGGAATGTAGGGCGGGGCAAACACACTGCCGAGTGCATTTCTGGGAAGCGCCATGATGGCTCCTATACGGCAATGCCGGCCTTCGCGGCCAACATGCTGATGCCGAGCATTTCGACGTCCGGCCGCGGAATTTGAAAGACCGACACTTGTACGACCGGGGCGTGCGACCAGCCAGTCTCCCCAATCGAGACCCACATCGTTGTCCGCGGCGGCCCGCTAGAGGCGCTGGGCTGATCCCAGCGCGCGGCACCGGCCTCCGGCGTCGGGACCGGAAGCGGATCCGGTGGAACGACCGGGCCACTCGATCCCCACAGGCCCTCGTCCCACACCTCGGACGGGGCAGAAAGCGTCCCGGCCGGCGGCGGCGGCGGAATGTCTATGCTGTAGTTGACGCAGGCCGAGACGGACGGAATGAACGTATCGTTCGCGCGCCCGAAAAACGCACAGCGCGCCTGCGTCAGTGTGAACGTGACAGGCGGCTCGCCGAACGTTTCCCAGCCCCCGACATAGGTGCAGGTGTAGGCCCGCAGCGGGTACGCAGTGCTTCCCTCCACGGCCGGCAAGATCGGGCGCACGGCACTGTAGTCGGATCCACCAAAATCGGCCTGCACGATGCGACCGTCCTGCGTGCTAAAGTACATATTGCCGGAAAGGACGCAAAACTGCAGGGCATCCCAGCCCCGATACAGCGACCAGGCGCCAGTCACCGTATTGGCAACGAGGCAGCGCCAGTCACCTTCCAAGCCACCCGGCAAGGTAACGAACAAGGCGCCTAAGTCGTCCCACTTGCACATGCTCCATGGCCGGTCCTCCTTGTCCAGGACTTCCTGCTGCCAGAGTGGATGAACGACGCGCGTAAGAGCCGAAAATTCCAGTGCGGCGACGTCCTTCGTCTGCACCTGACTTATTGGCACCAGGCCGTCCACCGTGATGATCAGAACGTCGCCGCCAATGTTCAGCCATGAATTCTTCCCCATCGGTCGCGACATCTGATAGCGCCCTTGCTGGCGCCAGTTCGCAACGTCGCTCGGATTGGTGCCGCTAAAGATCGCGACCTCACCTTCAGTCGTGACGAAAATGCACTTGTCGTCGATGCCGTCCCCGGCGGAGACCGACCAAGTGCAGCCGAACAGCAGCGTGCCGCCCTTGTTGAATGAGCCGGAGAGCGGAATATTCAGCAGCGCGCCGCCAACCGCGTCAATGTCGAGATACCACGCATTCATGCTGCCGCCCTGAATGAAGAACAGGCGGCGGCGATACTTCCAGACTTGCGTGAGACCGCGCCCGTCCACGACGGGAGTGCCAACCGGGCCGGTAAGCCGACCGGGCTGCCCAGCCGGCGGCGTGTAGGACGGGATCAACTGCACCCAGCTGGTACCGTTGAAGCGCAACGGATAGTCGCCGGTGTCATTGACCGCAAGCAGCCAGTCACCGCCGGCGTTGGAGAATTGCGCGGTCGAGAAGTAACCGTCAGCGAGCGTGACGCCGGTGATGAGCGTCGCCGTTGCCGATGTCACGTCGTAAAGCTTGTGGGCGTTCGTGGCGAACAGCTTGCGCAGCGTGCCGGTGACGAAATTAAACAGCGACTGCACCGGAGTGGTTTCGGGCAGCGAGCACCACGTCTGCGAGCCCCCGCGCAAGCGAATGGATTTTTCCGTCGTGAACCAATTGTCCAGCACCAGGGCCGCGGACGGCTGCATGAAGGCCGGGTTTTCGTTCAGGATCAGGCCGCGCGTCGGAGCCGAGATGGTTTTCGGAAGAACCTGCTGCGCAACTTCCGCAGGCGCCCCAAAGCGCCGGAACTCGCGGTAATGCGGCAGGGATCGGCTCATGGCCCAGGCCCAACGAAAGTGGCACCGGCAGGCGTCGGACCCCAATAAGCAATGGTCGCGTCGGAAGAGATCGGATAGCGGCCAACGATGATCGGCGCCGGCTTGTCGTTGCCGGCTATCCGCGACAGCGCGTCCTCGTAGTTGGCAAGATCCTCAGCATAACTCGCGCCCTTGTTCGCCTTCCATTGCCAGATCATGCCGAGCTTGAGCAACCGCTC